ACGCCGTAGATTTTGCATCAGAAATAAATGATTCACCATATGCTGTTGTTTATATCAACAGAATTATGGCGAGACCAAATGAAGTAACAATTACTTCAACAGGCTTAACTTTTGCCTCAGACGTTCTTGCAGAAGACGATGAAGTAGAAGTAGTCTACATGGACGAGCAATAAAACTTAACAACGTAGGGGAGTTTATCTCCCCTACAGTTCAATTATGAACATGAGGTCAGCTAAAGACCTTTCGATTTAAGGAGACAATGATGGGAAGAAAATTTAGACACAACGGTTCCACGAATACAAAAATTCAACGTGGTAAGCGTTATAAGTATGACAGTACTGGTAACATTGCAGAGATTACAGGCACAGTCGATATGACCACTGATGATATTATCTTCACTGGTACAAAATCAAATTTAAGACGTATTTCAGACCTAGAACGTAACGTATCTATTCTTGCATCGCAAGATAAAGGTGATGGTGGTGCAACAATCGCCAAAACTATGAGTGGTAAAATCAAATTCAAAAATCAAATTGAAGTTGATGGTACTGCTAATTTAGACGGCGGCGCCGATGTTGCAGGTACACTAGATGTACAAGCAGGTCTAACTCTTGGTGCAACTGCACAAGAAGTTGTTCAAGACTTAATCGGTGGTATGGCTAACACAGGTCTATCATACGATGATACGAACAATCAAATCAATGTTGATACGTCAACAATAGCGACAAAATCTTATGCAGACACGGCGGCAACAGATGCCGCGAATGCAGTAGTGAATGCGGCACCTGGTTCATTAGATACACTAAACGAACTAGCGGCGGCTCTTGGTGATGATGCGAACTTTAGCACAACAATCACTGACTCAATCGCAACAAAAGCCGCACACGCAAGAACTATTACTGCGGGTAACGGTCTTTCAGGCGGTGGTGACTTAAGTGCAGACAGAACAATCACAATGTCCGGTTCATATACTGGTAACTTTACAGTATCGGGTGATATCACTGCTAATGGTGGTGACGTGACAGCAACACGTTTCAACGGTGAAGCAACAACGGCAAAATATGCCGACCTTGCAGAACGTTATGAAGCAGATGCAGAATACGAAGAAGGCACAGTAATGATGTTTGGTGGCGAAAAAGAAGTAACAGCGGCAGAAGGTCACGGTTGTGACAGACTAGCAGGTGTTGTTTCAATGAAACCAGCTTATCTAATGAATGGCGAAGCAGGTGATGATGCGTCACACCCAGCTATCGCACTACAAGGTCGTGTTCCAGTTAAAACTATGGGGTCAGTCAAAAAAGGCGACATCATGGTAGCGGCTGATAACAAAGGTCATGCTACAGCATGGAAAGAAGACCACGATCCTAAAATGACTGCATATATCGGTATCGCTATCAAGGATAAACTTGAAGAAGGCGAAGGTATGGTAGAAGTTAAAGTAGGTAAGTAAGTAACTTAATAATTTTACAATATAGGGAAGGTCGGCATCATAGTCGGCCTTCTTTTTTTTAAGGAGGAGAAAGTTATGAAGAAACTAATGAAGAATAAAAAAGTATGGATTGCAGTAGCAGTTGTAGTAATTGTTGCTTGGTACATGTTTGGCGGTCACGTACCTGCTAATGCAGTATAGCAATTTAATAATATAAAGATACATGAAGGGCGCTACGGCGCCCTTTATTCTTCTCCGCAGAAGAAATTTTTAAGTGTTTGATATAATCCGCCACCCTGAGCATTAGAATGCTCATCCACCCAAACGGGAAACGTTTCGAATAGTCTTTTCCATTGTAGCATTTCATTATACAAGTCTATTATTTTCTTGTAATATTCGCTCTTATTTGCAAATCCAAGTTCTTCTCTTATTTGTATAATTCTTTCTCTACATTCTTGTAAATCTAGCAAATCTTTATCAACTGCTACGATGATATCATTAAATGATTCTTTGTTAGAGAATTTTTCTATTAAAAACTTGTGGTGTTTATTTTTAGGTTTGCCGTCATAAAGAAACATAATCTCTTGTAAATCATAATATAATGCTTTTACTGGATTTATAGTTTCTCTATATCTTTCTGTGACTTCTTTAATTTCAAATCTTACATCATCGGTCGCTAATCTTTCTAATGTTGCTAATGCAATTATATTAATTTTTTGACGATTAGATGTTATTTTCTTTTGTGATGATGTTCTAATCTTTTTTATTACAGCGTCTATTACTATAATAGTATCGTATTCTATATCTTTTTTAATATATTCTATATATTCTGGTGTGGCACTATTAATGATGGCTCGGAGTTCAACCTCAGCATTCCCGGTCTTTAGGTACTCAATACAGTCCCTAATGAACTTTTGTTTTTTAAAATCTATTATGCCTGTTTCCACTCACTTCTCCCATACAGTATTTAATAGAATCTACAAATATTATAGTGACGATATAATGTCTCTAATCACTCTTAATTTATGTTTTTTAAATAATGTTCTACGTGTACCAGGGTGTAGTGGTTTTGGGAAATAATCATGCTCTATCCAAGCATATCCTCCACTCTCATGGTTGAGTGTTGGTATAAATTCTTTCTCTACAATTATCACAAACGAATAATAACTGAAATCTTTGTTTCTTGAATGATATTGGTCTAGAGGATAAATTTTGTTTATATCATCTTTGATATCAAGTCCAAGTTCTTCACATACTTCTCTTAGTAACGCTTGTGCAATATTTTCGTTTTCTTCAACTTTGCCACCCCAAAATCCCCAATTTCGTGGATGTGAACCTGATTTGTCTCTTTGTTGAAGAATAATTCTTTTTGTGTCTTTAGCAATTATACATGCGCCCGCGGCTTTTAACATTTTTTACAACTTTCCTATTGTAGTAACTCTAGTCGCCAATATCCACCATCATAAATTCCTTGGAATGTGTCATTCCATGTTCCATCTTCAAACTTAAACTGTTGTCCAGTTTTTGCATTTGTTACATATGCACGTAAAGTATATGTTTTGGAATCAAAAGATTTAATCCAGCCACTGCCGTTATACTCAATTATATCATTTTCATTTATATCTATTCCCCATATGCTTTGAGAATTAGCATCAGTCAATGAAAGATACCTTTGACCTAGTGCAGGATTTGGAAAGTTATTAAATCCAGGCTTAACATTGCCTGCATCTATGACCCTATCTACTGCGCCAATTGTATTAGTTGGCAATGTTGCAGTATCTACAGCGAATTCAATTATTTCAGGATTTGGTGTTGAAGATATTGTACCGATAATATCAGATCCATCATCTTCAAGATTTCCATGAAATTTAAGTCTTAATCTTGATATCCCATCATCTAAATTTCCATAATTTTTGAAAACATCTTCCCACTTTATGCCATCGGCATAATTGCCGTTTGCTAGAGGCTGTGCGACATACTGACCATTATTTTCAGTAATTTGTAATGCATAATTTTCGGGTGTTACTACCACACTTGCTTCTTTTTGTAAATCTCTAAAGAATTCAAATGCATCAGGATCATAATCTAATGTATCTAAATCTGAGTATGTGTATAAGTTGTGTATAATGTTTCTTATAACATTTTGTCTTGTTACTTGTGCTGGAGGATTAATCCAAATAGGTATTTGAAAGAACATAGTAGCAATATCGATTTGGTCTTCAATGCCTGCAGGAATACCTCTACTTGACCACTGAATATCAGTTAGTTCTACAGTAGTAATTGTAGTCCAATCAACAGGGTTGTCATTGTGTTGTATCTCTAACGCTGGATTGAATAACACTAATATTTGTTCCATTAGTTGTAATTTTTGGTCTGTATTACTAGTCCAAACATCAACTTGCATGTTTAGTAGATAAGGAACTGGCATAAGTCTTTTAACATTATACCTATTGCCTTCTGCATTTGTGTACTTTTGTGTGTTCTCATCAAACTTACGTTCTGTGACTGCTACAGCATCATTGAAGAATGGTTCTTGTACTCTTGACCTATCTGGTTGTAAACTTTGTATCCAACAACTAATAAATGGAGCCGAATTGATAATATTTTCACTATTACCTTTCATAATAGTAGCCGCCATTCGAGATACGTCACCATATCTTGCTGGTGTTCTTATATAATAATCAGTTACACCGTCGTTCATTTTCTTACCAGTTTTTACTGTGAACCCACTGAATATCCTAATAAACTGTAGAATATATCGTCTTATTTGTTCATCGTAAAAATGTGTTTGCTTTACTGTCGCCATATTAATCTACCTTTGGTTTAACTGCTTTTGACAAATTAACCTTTCCTGCAACAACTGTGCCGTCTTCTAGTTTGACTACGCCATCGTTATTGATAAATTTATGATGCAAGTGATTACCAACTTCCCAACCACCGTCACTGTCTTCTATCTTGTACCATTTATTAACACGGTATTGAAACAGTCTATTTGGAGAATAATCAGTTCTTAAGAAATAAGTATTCTCTGCTGGTTCATTTGGAAAACTCTTACCATTTGCAACAGTTGCCATATCTAAATCTTCTGGATGTTCGCCACCCTTTACATACTGTAAACTGTTTGTTCTATAATCCCAATACTTTCCTGGAACATTTTCTTGGGCTTCTTCTACAATGGCATCATTGACTTGTAATTCTTTATTGTATGTAGACAGAAGATTTTTCAAATCATCTGCTTCTTCGCCTGTTCCAAGTATATCTGAGTATTCTTGTGTATCTTGTAATTGTTTACAACGGAAACGCCATATGTGAGGCCACCAACCTGGATCAAATCCTTCTGCGGCTTTTGATGCATCTTGTACGACCCAATATTGATTTACTGCCGAAGCCTCTTCATCAAGTAATAGGTCTTCTCTCATATGTGGAAGTTCAATGACATCTCCTGTCATTATTTTTCTTCCTAATTTTTCTACCATATCATTTATATGACAAGTAAAGATAATCTGGTCATTGCCTAGGAACATACCAAACTGAGATAAGTCCATATCTTGGTCTGTAACTGTATATACGCCACGTAGGTCATAGATGTTATCATCATATTTTCTGTCACGGTTCTCCATGAATAGCAAATCTTGTATTGCTGGTTTGGTAGGGTCATAGTCAGGATCAGTTGTGTCTTGTGAACCTAAATATTTGTGAACAAGTAGTGAGGTACCGCCGTGGTCGAAGTGCCCCTTCACCATCTTATCGATGAATTTGTAATCATTTCCCTTACGAGGATTCCATAAACTTAATCTTGGCATATTTTTTTTCCTTGACTTCTATACGTATTTATCATATAATAAGGAATATATGTAGGAGCATAACACATGGATGACCGATTAACTAGTGCAGGATATATTATTGCACGTGATTATTTACCTAGAATTGCAATAGAACAATTTAGATTATGGGCAATGAACCCTGATAATGCACACAGAGGCAATGGATCAGACGGTATTTACTATAATGAACATGACGGAAAACGTACATATGATGTTTGGTGGACAAAAGCACCTCCTAGAGAAATGTGGTTACCAGTTGTTGTACCATTAAACAAGTATATTGATACGTTATTTGGATCCAAGGAGTGGAATATACATGCGGTTGACTGTATTACCACTGCACCTAAATCAAGTAAAATTTATGCACACATAGATACGCCTTATCGATTTGAAAAATATGCCAAAGTAGATGCTACATTGGGTGTACAAATAATTATACCTCTTAATGATTTCACTTTAGAGAATGGCGGCACTGCGTATCTTCCTGGTTCGCATTTGGAAAAGATATATTATAAAGATATTCAGGACAACCAAGAGCATTACAATGATAGATTAGTTAATGAAGGTCACCAATTTTTAGCAAAAGCAGGTGATGTGCTAATGTATGATGGTAGAACATTGCATAGTACAATGCCTAATAAATCTAATTTATATAGAAGTGCATTGCTTATAAACGCACTACGCAATGATGTACTTGAGGATGCTAATTTGTTAGATAATAACACGGATAGACTTAAAACTTGACAAAAAACACTATTTGTAGTTAAATAGAAACTGAGATTAAATGATTCGAATTATCACGGAGCGAAAATTAAATGGCATTGGCGAAAAAGAAAAAAGCAATAAAGAGAGCCCCATCCAAACGAGGAGCAAAACTAGAATCACCGAAATGGGATGGTTGGGAAACTTTGTCCGGAGCAGAATATCATCGTAAGAAAGAACATGCCCGTAGTTTCTACTATGAAAATTATCAACCAAAAGATTTATATGCATACATATTTTCATGGATGGGAAAGAACGGATATACAAACGAAGAAATAAAGTTAGCAAAGATCCCACCAGAATCGTCATTGAGTGTAACATGTGCAATATGTTCAAGGTTACTACTGGATGGTATGCCTGACTTTAATCAAAAGGAAGATGATTACTGGCAAACTCTTCCGGGCACTGGCGGACACATAACTCCAATTAGTGAATTTATTCGCAAACAAGTTACTACTGCAATCGCACGTGGAAAAGAAATGCGTGAGGCAAAAGAAGAAGTAGAAAAAGAAGAACAAAAGAAAAATAAATATCGTCCTTCTATACAAGAACTTCTACGTTTAAAAGCATTGTCTATGACAGATGAATTAGAAGACTTTATTGATGAATTTGATATGGATACAAACTCATTGAAAAATTTCAAGCCTATTAATATTTTGCGTAAGCAGGAAGCAAAAGCCAATCACGCTAAAGTTATTAGGGAGTTGTACGTTGCAAATTTTAATGAGTATGATGAACTAATTAATCCTCCTAAGACAAAAGGAATGTCTGAAAAGGAACTTGATTGGCACGAACAACTTATTGAAGGCTATTCTCATTTAGAAAAGTCTGAAATTAAAGCAATGTACGAAATGTATAAGAGTATTGTACAGGCTTGTGATATGGTAATTGCTAATGCAAAATTTGACCGAAAGCCTCGTAAAAAGAAACCTGTTAGTTCTGAAAAACTTGTATCTAAAATGAAGTTTATGAAAGAACATGTTGATACTGGATTAGTTAGTATTAATCCTATTGAGATAGTTGGGAGTAATATACTAGTTCTTTATAATACAAAATCACGTAAGCTAGGTATATATCATACGAGTAATGTAGATCCAATGAACCAAAAACGTGAAGGAAGCGGCCTTAGTGTTAAAGGTACTACCATGATACGATTTAACGAGGAAACTAGTGTACAGAAGACCCTACGTAAGCCTCAAGAGCAATTAAAGATATTTAAAGATATCAATAAACGTTCTCTTAACAAGCAATTTGAAGCAATTAAGAGTGTCCCTACAAAGATGAATGGCAGAATTAATGAACATACCCTGCTTCTCAAGGTATTTTGATAAATAGTATGTAGATGCTGACGAGCATACTAAATTAACATTACTAATTTATATCCCGGGAGAGATAGATATGGCAAACAACAAAAAACGATATTACTTCGCGGAAGTAACTGTACCCGATGCGGTTATTACTGCTCAAGGTGGCGCAGAAGTAGATGGTGGCAAAATGATTAAGAACTTACTTGATGAATATATTGCCGCAGATGGTACAAAATATGCCAAAGCATTAAGAGATTTTATTTTTGAAAATACTAGATTATATGGTTGGCACCCAGAAGACGCTAATAAATTTGCATACGGTCTGACATTTATTAATTCAAGACACTACGATAACTATCAGGCGTATACAACTCCTTTTAGACAATGGATGGAAGATACACATAATGTATCATATACATATGAAGTTAAAACTGATGTACCTTATGAAATTGCAGATTCAGGAGTTTCAGGTGCAGGTGAACCAGTTAAGGATGAAGACGGGTTCAATCATACATATGCAGAAGCTACAAGGAATGAAATATTAGAAAATATCCCAACAGACCGAGGTTATTCTACATAATATTATACAAATTGTAAATAAAAGAGCCCATTCGTTAATGGGCTTTTTTTATATCTCCAGTAAATGATAAATACTGTATATAGTTGGAGTATAGTCAATGGCTAAGAACACAAAAGTTAGAAACGATGTAATTAAGGAAGTACGATTATTGCTAGGTGACGGCATGGTCGATATCGAACTTGATCCTGACCACTATGATTTAGCAGTAGATGTTGCTTTATCAAAAATAAGACAACGTTCTGAAAATGCAGTAGAAGAAGATTTCTATGCTATGGAATTGAAAAAAGATGTAGACGAATACACGTTGCCGGCAGAAATTGTTGAAGTTAAGAAGATACATCATCGTTCATTTGGTCACGGTATATCGGGCGGTGTAGATATGGATCCGTTTGAACTAGCATATGCCAACTCTTATTTTTTCTTAAACAATCATATAGGTGGGCTTGCTACGTTTGAAGCATTTGCTCAATATCGTGAATCTTTAAATAGAGTTGCCGCAACTGATATTCAATATATTTGGAATCCAACAACTAATAAAATAAAACTATTACGTAGAATGAGAGCCGACGAAATGGTTCTTATGCATGTCCATTTAGAAAGACCAGAAGAACAACTTCTAGTAGACCCATATCTTAAATCTTGGATGAGAGATTATACATTAGCATATTGTAAAAAAATGTTAGGC